CTACACCTGCGCCTGCAAGCGCCGCCCTACTACATCCATCAAATCGCAGCCATCGCGCAGCGGAATCGCCAACACCCGCGCGAAGTCCCGCAGGAGCAAGGCGTCACGACTGATGCCCTCGCCCAGAGAAAGGGTTTCCAGCAGCTGCGTGACGGTGCGGATGCGGTATGCGGCCGTGTCGTGCAACACGTCGACGGGTGCTTCGGTATCGATCAACAGCGACGAAATTGTGCAATCGATTCCGGTGATTGGCATGTATCGAGCCATGGTTTGAACCTCCATTAGGTAAACAAGCGTGGCCGCTTAGACTTGGCTGGCGGATGGAATCTCGGACTCACCGTCGGGCGGCTCAAGATTATCCAGGGCTCGGTTTACCAATAACTCACCGACTACTGCTAATTGCTGAATCGATAGCGCGAGACTGCGGTGTGAACCTTCGAGTTCGCAGGCCAGGTCGGTGGTCAGGACGTTTAGGGACGCGAGGGTTTCGCAGGCGTGGCTTAACAGGGTTTCTGTATCGACGTTGGGGAGGATGGTGAAAACGTGGCTGATCGGGTCGGCGTGGTTTGGGTTACGAAGGCGTTTGCTGACAGCGCGTTGAGTGGCTTTAGAGAGCTCATCGAGAGGGTCGGAAACGGTTGAGGTTTCGGGGGGATTTGGAGTGATTTTCTTCATAGCTTTGTTCCTAGAATTAAATTGAGGAACTGCCAGCATCACTTCCACATGATGGGTGGCAGCTGTACGCAGGTGTGGAAGACCGGGGATCTAGGAACCCGGCGCACCCGAAAGTGCCCCGCGCACAGCCGCCATAATTTAACAGCAGACGAGAAAAAAGCGCCTACTGAAATTTTGGTGGCGCTTGTGCGCCTAGATCTTGTGAAGGGCTTCCACACCCTTGTCGCTGATTTTGCAGCGACGGGGAGAAGGTTATCTGGGTGGTTGGAGGAGTGCAAGGTGGGCGATGGCGACGCGGGTTGCGGGAAATCTCCGACATTGGCGTGACGCCATAAACAGAATGACATTGTCACTATCCGATGATGGATTGGGACTAACAGTCCTCCAACGCCCCAGCCAGACTGGCTAATACGCTGCAACTTCTTCGATTTGTAGCAATTTCTAAGCAAGCTGCAATTACTGCCTGACATGGGCACTGCCGGTACTATACTTGTGTTTTTTTTGAAAGGAATCGACGTCATGCCTGGTGATTATTCACTGTCGGATGTATTGGAAAGGCTGTACGAAAACCAGGAGGCTCTGCAGGCGGCCATTATGGAGTTGACCCTCCTGGTTGAGGAGCAAGGGGCGCAGGAAGTGGGCGGAAATGTCCGTGGAGCACTGTGGACCATGGGTGAAAATGCCGGCCATATCAAACAAGGCTTGGCGCGATTGAAGAAATTGGACATCGGTTAACCGATTGCACACCAAAGGCCAGTCGACAGTCATGTCGAGGTGAATTCAGCTGATGGTTCTATCATTACCAGAGTCTCAGGGGCCAGTCTGGCGACGCGCCACAGGCAGCTATCGGCCGAGGCTGTGTAAAAACGTTTTCGAGCGCGACAGGTACTCAAAACCGGACTGGAAATCGCGCTTCTGCGCGAAATCCACAGCTGCTGACGTGCGATAAATTTCAGATTTAACGTAGACGCGCGCACTTCAATTTTGACGAAGCGTTTTTACACACTCTGGGCCAGAAGCGGCCATTCAGCCGCATTGAGTAGACGAATTGAGCAGTCGGCTAAAAGCGTCTTTCAAATCTACGTTTGTGGGGTGGACGAAGAGATAACGCATCATTTGATCCAAATCTACGCAAGTTATACCCTGCGAGCGAAACCACGGTGGTTGCAATAATAACTAGTTGTTCAGGGGGGGCGGCATGGACGGTAGCAGAGTGCATTATGATGCGGTGCGGCGAGCGTTGGAAAACGGAAACGCGGCTATCATGGTTGGAGCCGGATTCAGTAGGAATGCTGAGAATGGTGATCATCTGGCCACGTGGTACCAAGTAGCCCAAGAGCTATGGCGGGAGCTGAATCCCGATAAGGGTGAGCTGAAAGAATTCTCCACCAGCATGGTCGCCCAGTTGGGTGAACAATACGCGAGAGTGTTCTCTAAGCCAGCACTAGAGGATTTGTTAAAGCGTCTCATCCCAGATGACAAAGTCAGTCCGGGAGTCTTGCACAAAAAGCTCCTGACACTCCAGTGGTGTGAAGTATTTACAACTAATTATGACACCTTGCTTGAGCGTGCATCTGAAAACATTGTCGATCATGCCCATTATGTAGTCACATGTAGGGAAGATATTCCTCAGTCGAAAATGTTGAACCGTAGACGGATTGTCAAACTTCATGGTTCGTTTCCATCACAACGTCCTTTTATATTCACTGAAGAGGACTATCGACGCTATCCCAACCAATCTGCTCCATTTGTTAATTTAGTGCGACAATCTATACTAGAAAATATTTTTTGTTTGATAGGGTTCTCGGGCGACGATCCGAATTTTTTACATTGGATTGGATGGGTAAGAGATGTGCTCGATCAACACGCTCTACCTATTTATTTATTTTTAGGAAGTGCTCCAACTCTCGGGCAGCAACGACTGCTAGAATCGCGCCGCGTTACACCTGTGGTACTACCTATGGCGGAAGGAGTAGAAGAGTCTGATTATGCAGCTAGATATAGTGAGCTATTCAGAATACTGAAAGAGCCATTATGTGCGGATCAAAAGTCTTGGGGGGGATTTGCCAATGATATAGCGCTACCGAACACCCCCTCAGTTTCTAATGACGAAAAACTAGACCATGTATTAAGGAGTTATTTGGATCTGCGGCAGGCAAGAGCGAGTTATCCTGGATGGTTTGTTGCTCCAAGAGATGTTCGACAAAAATTCTCATCAAGTGTTTCGCGAATTTCCAGGTACCTTTACTCTATAGAACTCCAAAATCACATAGTTCAAACTATGCCGCATGTAGGGGTGGCCATAATGGCGGATTATGCGTGGCATAATGAAATTCTACTCCAATGTTTTGATGATGGATTGGCTGATTTTTCTATCAGGCTTTTATCAGAAACGGAGGGTGTGAGCTTTCAAGACGCAATCGCAGAGCACCAGTGTCTAAGTGAGTTCTCCATACAATCGCAATCTTCCTTCAATGAAAGATGGAAAGAAGTGGCAATTAGTTTAGTTCGCTGGGCTAGGCAGGAGTTGAGGCAGGGTGAATACGAAAGTCTGCGTGAGAAGATTGTAAGTAAATTCGCCAGTGATTTGAATCTGAAGGATGAACTAATTTACGAGAATGTGCTTTTGGCTCTTTATAAAGGGGATCGTGATGTAGCCAAAAACATCCTCATCAACTGGGAGATTCGATCTCCCGATGGATATATGTATGTTCGTAAAGGAATGTTGCTTGGCGAAGTTGGCGACGTTTCGATTGGACTAACAATCAGTCTAGTTGGGCTAAAGAAAATAAGAAAAAATCAGCGATCGAAAACTAGCTCGGTATATTATCTTTCTCAGGAAGCTTGGGCTTGTTTAACAATAAGCTATTTACAGAAAACCCTAGCGTGGTCAATGAAATTTCAGGAAGAAGAAGGCGAACTGGAATTTGAGTTTAACCCTGATGAACTGAACCAGCGTTTAGCAGATTTAGCGGCGATTGACCATGATGTTGTGCAGGAGCTTCAGTCGCTAATGGCTGACCTCAACGCGGAGACCCCTCCCCCGTCACAACCCGTTAGCCGTATTCCTCTATTCGAGCTGGGAAATTACTCCACGACGCGACATATCGGAAACTCCAGCACATTCGGTAAAAAGACTGATGCAGCCTTTGCATGGCTTTCATTAAGTGATCGTGTTTCCCTTGTTCCGCGCGTGGGTAATACTACTTTCGACATAAGTGCTTTCAGTCAAGCTGCTTGGTGGGTACAGTATGTTGATTCAATGGAACGGGTGCTGAGTGTGATGATCCGGACTTTGAACAAAAAAATGCTCGAACCAAGATCAAATAATCAATTGATGCATTCAGCAGGCTGGCTGTCTCGTTATCAAGTTGCTCGGGTTAAAGAGAATCTTGCGAGCTCGATTTGTGACCGATCCTTGAGTTTGGTTGAACGTTTTTTTGAAAGTTCACATGATGATGATGAGCTTGCTAGGATTGCCGAGTTTCATCTTGAGCTGGTCGGGCGACTTGTTGTTAGGTTGACTGACTCAGAGGTGGTCTATTCGTTTGGTGAAAAGATTGTGGCATTGCATCATGGCAAGGTGATAGGTCGTTATAGTGAGATTTGGAAAAGTTTGGCAGTTTGCATGGCTAGATGTTTTGAAAACTTAACTCCAATTGATAGAGGGAGATTGGCAAGGTTAATTGCAACTATCCCTTCTTTGACGCATGACGCATCAATTAGGAGCTTTTATCAGAATAGCTGGGTCATGTTTCATAATATTAAAAAGCGCCCTGATGATCTAGCTGTTGATTTTGTTTCACCCGAGATTAGAAAAGATATTGATGAGCTGATTTCGATTTTGAAAGATTCTGGAGTCAATAATGCTGGCCCATATTCAAATTTGACTGGCATATGGCAACGTCTATTTTGGATGAGGGAGTGGGGTTTTATAAATGAGTTGCAGGCGCAAGAGATTTATGCGCTTTTAATTAATAAGAAAAGTTGGTCTATTATACCGGGCCACCATTATTGGGCGCCTTTGCTATGGATGACGGACTCTATAAAAACTCAGAATATCACCTTTAAGAAATGGTTGTTTGATCAAAAGCTTAAGCCTTTTAGAGTGGTTTCAGATGATGAGAAAATCCACACTGAAAAACGGGTCTCATGGCGGCTAGGTGTAAATGATGATTTTTTCGTGAATGTGGCGGCTTCACTGGAAAGGTCAAAGTGGTCAAAAAAAGATTTTATAAAAAGTCTCCTTATCGTGAAGGAGTGGTGGGATGATGAATGGGTTTTGATTCAGCAGAATATAGAGCGAATCAATGAGCTCATAGAAATGACGTTTGAGAGACTTGTTGATTTAGATATAATTGTTGCCAGATTTATTGATGAGCATGGTTATGAGGCCTTTTACAAGTCCGAGATTTTTTCATGGATGTCCAATGTACGAGAAGAGTCTTCAGTAGTCGGCGCTGAGTTTGTACGCACAAGAGTCGCTGAGGTTTTTAGCCAGGAAAGAAATGATGATTTAACTGAAGTGGAGAAAAAGTTAATAGCGGGTCTACTCTGTTCTGATGTTTCTCGCGCTAATAAGGTGCTATCGGCACTTTGGTATTGGCTAAAACATCCTAAATCCTCAAAATCCCCCCCTCCCGCTGCACTGGTAGAAACTATCATTGCAGTAATTTCAACCCGTCGAATGCCTGTTCTTTTTAGCGTTTTGAACCTAATGGCGGGGCTGGTGGTGCGTCACCCGGGTTGGCTTAACGGTAGCTCATACATAATGCTTGGAAGTGGTTTAAGCATGTTGCTTGAGGAGTTGAGATATGACAACCGACCAAATGGTACAGGGATACCTGATGAGGCCGTTCCTGAACTCCGACTTGGATGTTTAAGATTGGCGAAAGCTCTAGATCACATCGATAGTAACGAAATAAAAGCCGTAGCTAAAATGTGGGTTGGTCAGGCAAGCTCTGATCCTCTTCCTGAGCTAAGATATTTTAATGAATGAGTTTAGAGTCGATGGGCAGCTAGACACGTTTACTAAACTTTTTTAATGGTTTCTTTTGGCCAAAAACAGTTCTCATGAACGTCAGCTTCTGGCCGATTTCAGCCTGTCGCGACCGGCTGAAAACGGCCAAAAACGGACGCAAACGATTAAGCTAACGGGCGGCCGAAAGCGCAGCTTTTGGATGTCCAGCTCACGAAGTGAGCGTCAGCCGCGGCCCTGCCGGAGGGCCGAGGGCCCGGAGGCAGGGACGTCGGCTGGAACCTTCGCTGCGGCGAGGTGCTACCCGCGGCTCAACTAACCGCTGATCTGAACCTCTGAGGACGCTAATGGACTATGGATGGAATCCATCGTCCATCCACTGCTGAAATTTGAGCAGGCTCTCTTCGCTCCAAGAAGGTCCTCCCTTCGGCATCCGTTCGAAAGGGTCAGTGCTGGAAAGCCTGGAGAATGTATACCGTGCATGCCAATGGTCGGCGTACACGTCACTGCCGGTCGGATCACACATGAATACCGCATCGGCCAAGGGCCAATGCCTCTTATCCATACAATTGAGATCTTTTTCTCGGAACAAAGGGACGATATCAGCGACGTACGAAAGCATATTAATCACTCTCCTTGGCATCCCATTTAAAGTCATGCTTTTTAAGGGCGTTCGTAATTTGTTCCGGGAACTCAAGGTCCGTCGACCATGCAAAGTCTGCCGGGAAGTTGTTGCGGATTCGCGATCGACCCAGCTGAGGAAAATACTTCGCGTAGTCCGCTCGGCTTTTCTCGGGAATCGGCGGTGGAGGGCTACTAGGAAGGAGCCAAATGGTGTCTGAAAACTTCACTTTACGAACAGGTGAGATGCTGGTGGCCTCCGACTGTGTAATTGAATATTGGTGACAACCAATGCAGTTTGTCTTGTCGTTGTTGATATGCCCTTCTACGTAAGGATTACTACACCAACTGGTGACCTTATCAAAAGGCGGTGGACTCGCTTTCGCTGCCGCCGACATCGCGTTGAAGCTCCCTTTGATTGATGCCGCGAGAGACGGATAGTCTTTCTCATAGTTTTTCCACGGAGCGGGATCCATCTCGTTGAAGGCACTGGTCACACACATCTTGTAGTTTCGCCAGACCCCTTGATTAAATCCGTTGATAGATGCCGGACGATCTGCGCCGAAGTCGTTGTTGGGCTGAGGATCCCACCACAAGGTCACCCAGATCCATTCGCGTGTGTCCTTGGTGGAAAAGTGGATTGCGTTGAGGCCGTAGGTTACCGCGTCATCGGCTTTTACCGAGTACATCGTGCTGGTCGAACGTCCCGCCGACTTCCCTGAGCGCCATTTTCCGTTCAGCGAACCCAGCTGACGCTCAAGCGCCGGCCCTGAGGTGTCAAAAGCCCGGTCCTCGCTACCATCGTCAATCCGTGACCATTCCGTCTTGATCATTACTGCGCTTCGAGGAAACTCGTCGAGGCAGTAGGAAAACTGTGATTCTGTATGGGGTGGTGTGTCCGCAGTCTCTCTGCGCAACTCACAGCCCTCAATACCACGCGCCTGCGTTAGTACGTGCTCAACGAAGCTCGGGCTGAACATTGTGATGCCTTGCCCGAGATGCGCCCGCTTTCCAGTTGGATCAGGCTCCTCAAGATTCTTCAGCTGTAACAATGTCTGATTCATGTTCGCACGAGTGAGGCTTTCACCCAGATCCTTCGTGGAATACTCGACCAACGTCCGCTCAGCGATCTTCGTCTCACGCTCGCCACAGCTACTCTCACGACACTTCTTGAGATTGCCGACATACAAATCGATGGCCGAATTGACTTCAGCGTTCTCAGACGCGCCCTCATACCACGTGTGCCACAGCGGCACGTCGATGGTCATGCCATCGACCTGCAGTTTTTGAGGCGCAAGCATCGATTCGACAATTTTCCAACCTGCTTGCCGCCTTTGCGACATATCACGTTCCAAGCGGTCGAAAAGAGTCTTAGGGTCTTCATTGATGGGCACATAGTCTGCACCGCGTTTAATTGCAAGGCGTCCCTCTCGGTCCGCCTCTGTCGTGCTTGTTCCCGCCGGGGGCAACGCGCTAAGTATCCGTACCGGCCCGGTTGAGCTCGCAGACTCTTGCGCCACAACTCGCGATTCTCCTGCCGCTCCTGAAGTTTCTGGCTTATCGCATCCCGCCAATGTTGTTAGCGCGACTACCGCCCAAAGATGAATGTTCAGGCTACGGAACATGCTGATTCTCCCTTTCCTTCATATGCGAACGAATGCGCTCCACTGCTCAATCAGCTCGGTCCATTCCGGGACGAGGAGCGGCCCAGAATTACTCTCAACTCCGATTTCCGGAGGGACCGCGGTCTCGTCGTCGGTATGCACCGCGATAACATGTGTATCGGTGTCATCCTGGACAGCTCCGAGCAGCACCGGAGCACCACTCGCCCCTCCCAAAGTGTCGACGGTGTAAAACAGTCGACCCTCAATCACTCCAACCGAAACGCCAGACGCTCGCTGTTGCGTAGAGTGAACTGCTCTTCGCCGAGAATATCCGCTTATCGTCAGCGGCTCGCCTCCGACGATGACCTGGTCGGAGATGCCGTACGTGAACCAACCGACGACGCGCCCCAGGTCGTCGTTGAGATGGATTGCGCCGATATCTACATTCCGTCCGGGCACTTCCTGCCACGCCTTCGTGGCGGAAAAGCGATTTGCATCGTAGCTCCCGAACGGGGCTTCGCTCCGATCACGGCCTGGAGTTACCGATATTTTCGTCGCCCATCCGAGGCCTTGTTGATGATCGAACACACAGTGAGCGGCGGTGACGACGAGATTTGGGCCCGCCAGCCAACCCGTGCCATAGGCAGGAGCATCTGCTCCCGGCCACCAGATTTCGAGGGAGCAAATCATTCGCCACGGCGCGCGAACGGTGCTGGCTACAGGGTTCCGATCATCATCGCCAATGATACTTTTGGTATCGAGACCAAAAAAACCGACGTCCTGTGGTGAAACTGCGTCAGACATCAATTGGTTGTGTGACGCATATCTATCACTCACGGGCGATAAATCCGTGCCGGAACTGCGATTAGCAACATCTTTTCTAGGGCGCCAGTTGGAGCACGACTGCAAACTCGACTTCATAGCAACTCCGTTAGCCACCAGCCGCCCATCACACGTTTGAACCGCCCCGACTTTCCTGCAGGCCCCTTCCCTTTAGGAGGATTGAGCGATGAGCAAGTCACCGAAGAATTTTAAAGAAATATTCCTAATCCGGCAGTTGAAGCCGATGCTTTATCTATCTCCTTCCTATTATATATGCCAGCAATGAACTTATATTCCATGTACACCGACCCTTTATCTGTTTTTACTGTCAAGCCATTAGAGCCGATGCTTTGAAGAATCCCTCTAGCACCCGCACCACCTTCGGACGTGTAGTAGCCACTACAAAGAACTACACTCAACTCTTTACCAACGCCAACCCAATCCGTCGCAAGAGCCTTTGCATCAGCACTATCCATCGCACTAACCTCCTCCATATTTATAGCCACAGAGTAGTCCAATAAAAAAGTCATCCACCTGTTATAAATGACGACTTTAAGAATTTTTCAGAGCAGACCATGTGCCGAATAATTATAAGGCGATTGCAAGAGCCGAGTGCAATTACAGTTATTTAATGGAAGTTTTGGGCATCAAGGCTCACAACAATGGCCTCTTGCATCACTTGCCCCATGACTTCGATTGGACAGTTGAAATCGAAGCGGTTTGTGCAAAGCGCATATTCAATTGCAGTGCGAGGGCATCTAGGTTTTCCTGGCTATGTACTGACAAGTCAGTCTCCTAGGGCAACTATTGACGGTCAGCCCCGTTGATATTCACGTTACTGCCGCGCTGCCAGGGCTGTGCGGGTCACAAAAATAGATCGCCACTCCGGTCCTCTGGGTGATTTCGACGTGCTGCGCCATCTTCCTACTTGGTCATAGGTCATGCTTTTACGCATCGCCAGCGTCATGCGATTGAGCACCGCACTGAAGCCTCCATCGCAGATGGTTGCCGTCGTATCGTTCATTTTCATCAGCATCAAGTAACCACAGGTGTCTACAAACGAGGCGTTGGCTTTGCCCCTAATCAGATCGCGCTCCCAATGCCCTGGCATCAACCCGTCTTCAATCTCGCGTGATCAGCATGTGACAAGTCGCGCTGGAAGGTCGCGACCTGAACGTTTACGAAAAGATGCGGCCGTTTATTGATCTGGCCAGGTTCAAAACCTGCCCCGATTGTCTCGACCGCTTTGACCGAAGAGACGACTGCACTGCCTGCTCCGGACAAGGCTTCGTCATTAAGCATCCGAGTGCTGGTCTACGCTGAAAGCACAGCTGGAGGATCTGACCATGTGTGGACGCCTTTCCCAGTACCGGGGCATTCACGACTTCGTCGCGGCGCTCAGCATGCCAAACGCACTTATTAACTTTACCGGCGACCAGCCTTTCGAGCGCTATAACGCTGCGCCGTCCACGCAGCTCGCCCTCTTTCATCAAGAAGGTCAGTTTCTGCGAGCTGACATGGTTCGCTGGGGATGGCGGCCGCGTTGGGCCAAAGACCGCACAGCGCCGATCAATGCCCGGGTTGAGAAAGTCGCTCATGGTCCTTTTTTCAAAGCGATCTGGCCGCACCGAGCAATCATCGCCATCGACAACTGGTTTGAATGGGTAGATGAAGGCGGCCCAAGGAAGCAACCCTGCCTGATTCGTCACCGTGACCGGACTCCGATCCTCTGTGCTGCGATCGGCCAATACCCCAGCGCCGAGCAAAAGCCAGGCGAGCATGACGGCTTCGTTATCATCACCGCCGACAGCACCGGCGGCATGGTGGACATCCACGACCGCCGGCCGGTAACGCTGACGCCTGAACTGGCCCGGGAATGGCTGGACCCGGCCACGCCCAATGAGCGCGCCGAACAGATGGTGCTGCTACAGGGGGAGCCAACCGAAGCATTCGAGTGGTTCAGGGTCGACAGGGCGATAGGCAATGTCCGCAATCAGGGTGCCGCATTGATCACTCCGACTTCACCACTAGAGCCATGATCTGCCCAATCATAGCGAGATATGGTTTGTGCATGATTTCCACTTTTCGTGCAACAAACATTTTAACTGTTCATCTCTTAACAAGTAATTCGACCCAGCAAACACAAGCCTTTCGCCCCACCAACATATAATTACAAGCATTACCCATCAACTAACAAATATTCATGATTTCCACTTTTCGTGTAAAAAACAGATATCGCGACCTTCCATAAAGCAGCGCTCAATGCATACCCGCCGTATACACCCATTGCCCACATCCCCAAATGCCGTATACACCCTTAGCCCTGTGCCAAAGAAGGGCGTCGCGTCGCATACACCTTTTGACCCGAGGATAATGTACCCAGACAAATATTAACTAATCCTCAATAATTCTCATCTCACCATTGACGAATAACGTATTTAACAACTAGTTTAAAAACAGATTCACTTGCCGCCCACAGCTACCGCGCCATTAGGCGCGGCATGTTTCTTTGCGAGAATAAAAAAATGAATGTGCTGGCTCTTCTAATGGCAACTGTTGAGTTTCTTATCAAACTCACCGAACTATTGCAGCTTTGGGGTATTGGTTGCCCAGGATTCGCGTCATGGTGATCAGAACAATCCGCCCAACGCAGCCGGCTCCCAATTCATGATCACCAGCTCGCCGCTGATTTCGGCTTTTCCTTGTCGCTGGTTGGCGGTGGTGTAGCGGATGTCCAAGGTTTCGAAGTGAAAACCTTCGAACACGTGCCGAATATCTGGATGGTCGTTGATGCTGACCATCACCTTGCCCTTGCAGCGCCGCATGAAGTCGGCCATACGCTCATAGTTCTCAAACGGAAAGTCCACGCCATAACCGGCGGTCTGCCAGTAAGGTGGGTCCATGTAGTGGAAGGTGTGGGCACGATCATAGCGTTCGGCGCATTCCAGCCAGGGCAGGTGTTCCACATACGTACCGGACAGGCGCTGCCAGGCGGCCGAGAGGTTTTCCTCGATCCGCAACAGGTTGATGGCCGGGCCGGTGGTGGCGGTACCGAACGTCTGCCCGGTGACCTTGCCGGCGAAGGCATGGTGCTGCAGGTAGAAGAATCGGGCAGCGCGCTGGATGTCGGTGAGGGTTTCGGGGCGGGTCATCTTCTGCCACTCGAATACCTGACGGGAACTGAGCGCCCATTTGAACTGGCGCACGAATTCTTCCAGGTGGTTCTGCACAACGCGGTACAGCGTGACCAGATCGCCATTGATGTCGTTGAGGACTTCGACGGGCGATGGCTGGGGTCGCATGAAGTACAGCGCGGCACCGCCGGCAAAGACTTCGACGTAGCATTCGTGAGGCGGAAAAAGCGGAATGAGGCGATCGGCCAGGCGGCGTTTGCCGCCCATCCAAGGGATGATGGGGGTAGACATTGATAGCAAGACCTTTACTGTATGGATAAACAGGTGCTAAGCTCGCCGCGCTTCGTGCACGGAGTAAGAGCCTTGGCTGGACTTGCAGGGACAATCTGCAGGGACGGCGGTCGGGTTGGATGTTGACGCATCCACTCCGGCCGCTCTTTTTCACTTCGGTGTTGAGACTTCTTTGGCATAGGCCTGACAGGCCGCCAAGGCGATCAATCCTTGGTCGCCGGCATCGGTGATGCCGATAATTCCTTGAGCATGCGCTGGGTCAAGTTGGGCTCTTGTGGGGCCATGAACCACGCCGCCGGTTGGGGTGGCGGCTGACACTGTGCCGCTACTGGTGTCATTGGTGGCGTCGAGTAGGACTGACAGGCGCAGATCAGCAGTGGCAAGGCGGTCGCGCAGGCGACCTTGATCACGTTGGGCATCGCTCAGGGCTCGGTAATGGGTTTGTTCACTGGCTGAAAGCCGCTGCTCCAAGGCCAGGCGTTTGTCCTGCTCGGCTTGTTGCTGCGCGGCAGCGGCCAGCGTCTGTTGGTTGAGGGCTTCAGTCTGCAGGCGGGCTTGTTGCTCCAACTGCCGGCCGTAACGCCAGTCCTGAACCTGCCACGCCAGCGCGGCAGATCCGCCGGCCAATGCGGCCAGCAACACGCCTTGGGCCAGCAGCCGATACGGCACCGGAATCAGGTCGACGAGACGCATAGCACCGCCCTCGCCCGAGCCCACAACTCCAGCCGATCCTTCAGGCCGTTGAGGCCGCCGTTGATTTGGCGGGTGATCGCATTGAATTCATCCCGATCCGCCAGGGCGTTAAGCTCACGAACCCACCAAAACCACGCAGCCGACTCGGCCGCCCATTGCGGCAGCTCGAGCAGCTCAGGGGTGCGCAGCAATCGTTCGTCGCCGAACAAGGCCAGGCTGCAGCGCAGGTAGTTGTTGCGTCCAGTCACTTGGATCAGGCCGCGACCGCGATAGCGCTGGCCATCCCCGTCCGCTTCCGGGGTATTGCCCAGTTTCACGGCCAGGTTGCCGGTGTCATATTTGCTCAGGTATTGGTCGCCGCCCAGTTCGCGGACGTACTGCAGTTGGCCGGACTCGTGCCCGACCTGGGCCAGGAATGCGGCCTGTCGCTGCGGCGTATTGATTTGCCGGTGAGCCATGGCAGCGTTTAAGGCGGATACAAAAACGCCCGCTTGGCGGCGGGCGTTCGGCATGATGAGTTGCAGCTGTTGCTCGGTTAAGGACATACAAACTCCAGGCATAAAAAAACCGCTCTCGGCGGCTGTGGGTTCTCTGTAGCGTTACTTCAGGGATACGACTTTGACCGGCTTCGCCTCCTTCTTCTTTTTCCTGCCCTTGGCCTTGGCCTTGCCGTTCTTGCCGCCGTTGCATTCGACGGTGGTCGACCAACCGGCTTGGGTGTAGACCTGCTCGACCGAATCAATCAGGTATTCGCCATCGAGCCCGACCTTGAAGCCCTGGGCGTTAATGGACCGCTCGGCAAACAGGTCCGTGCGCCCGGGCATTTCAAAGCGAACATCCGCGCTCGAGCGGTTGAACGCCGCCAAGCGCGCCTTGGCCGCCGATTCCGCGGCGGTCTTGTTCGGGTGAATATGCCGATCGGTATGCACCGCCGGCAGGCCGTCCGGCACGTCGTCATTGTCTAGGGAGACGACCGCGAGCTTGCCGGTTTTCTTGTCCTGGTGCTTGGTGGCCACCGCCTTGTGCGCGCTGCGATCACCAAAGCGAAACTGCCAGCGACTGACGTCACTGCGGGTCAGAGTGACCGCGCCGAACGCCTTGCCACTGGCCGTCTGCCCGCCTTGACGGGGCATCACCAACAGCTTCCCGTCGGCCACCTTGGCGGTGCAGTCGTATTGCTTGGCCAGGCGCGTAATGAAGTTGAAATCCGACTCGCTGAGCTGGTCTGCCCGGGCGACCTTCGTCGTGACCGGGCACACCGCTTGCCAGCCGTTACGCGTGGCAACATCGCTGACGATCTTGGACAGCGGCACGTTCTCCCAGCTACCGCTGCGGATGGTCTTGCCGCTGCCGCGCATGTCGCTGGCCTTACCCTTGATCACGATCACATCCGGCGGACCGGATACCGTGACCTCGTCCACCACATAACGCCCCAGGCGCGTCAGGGTCGTCTCGGCATAGCCCAGGTAGATCTCGATGCCGATGCCCTTACGGGGCAGCGTCACCAGCCCGTCGCGGTCGTCAATACGCAGTTCGAACTCGTCCGACTCCATGCCGGGCTTGTCCGTGGTGCTGAGCTGCAACAGCCGATCGTTGATCAGGCTCGTGATATCGGCACCATCCGCCACGATACGAAAGATGGGCGTCATGAATTTTTTCCAAAAAAATACCCGCACAAGGCGGGCAAGAAAGTAAGGAATTTGAAGCGATGAACGACACGAGTGTAGACCATCAATCCCATAGCGTTACCTGCTCCGTAGCGGGGGCCAGCAGATCCGGCAGCGTGATGACTACCCCGGTGCGATAGGGTTGAGGCTCGTCAGACAGCCCCTGATTGGCATCAAGGACCACCTCAACGCTGCCATTGAGGTGGCCGTAATAGTTATGACAAATGGTGTCCAACAGATCCCCATCAGACGTTCTGCATGTCGTCGCCATAGCGCACAAACTCCAGCGTGAACCCTTGTTTGCGCGGGATACCGCCCTGCATCAGCGCGCTCTGTTCTTCTTCAATGCTCTTGAGGCACCAGTTCCCCAGCACGTCGCCATAGCCCGTGACCAGACTCAACGGCTCAAGCCTGGCGCCGATCGCCCGCAGCGTGTCGAGCTGCTTCAGGCCGCCCTTGAACCCCGGAAAGATCGCGCCCTTGAGCGTGATCTTCTCGTCACCCATGCCCACGGCTTGTTGCGCCGGCCGGCGCGACAGACGCTCCTGGGAGGCCCAGCGGAATTCGGTTGAGCGTCGCAGTTCGTCAAAGGCCGCCGTGTCGAGGTTGAAGAAATACGGCTGCGCCTTGGGGTCTTTGGGCTGGATGATCAGCAAGTGCGGGAACGGCTTGACCGCCTCCGGCGCCGGCGTCGAATCCGTGGCAAAGGCCCCGGTGGGCACGATGTTGGCCAGCGCCGGACTGGCCTTGCCGGCAATCTTGTTGATCGCCGTCGCCGCCTTGCCCGCCTGCTCCTTCAGCACCCCCATGCGCTCGTCAATCTGCGACAGCGCCCGGGTGGCCGTGTTGTACGTGGCCACCACCTGCCCGACCTTGGCCTGAGCCGCATTCACCCCGCGCATGACGCGCTGAAGCTTGGCCCCGATCGCGGGGCCGACAAAGGGCAGCCCCTCCAGCTCGGACGTCGCGCCGGTGATTTCCCCGATCGCGCCATTCACCGGCCCCAGCATGCCGTCCAGGCTGCGCCGACCGGTTTCCCCGGCCGAGGCCAAATACTTCAGCCCCGACTGTAATTGCCCCAATGCTTCCATGAGCCCTCCTGATTAAACGTGCGGCGCGTCAAAGAGCTGAGCGCTCCCCATTTGCTTGGCCATGTCGCGATAGTGCTGATCGAGCAACGGCTTGAGCTGACCGTACAACTGCGCCGCGTCCTTGACGTCACCGTTGACCACCAGCGAAAACGGCGCCTGAATGTCCACCTTGGATTCGATCTTGGCGGGCTCCGACCTCACGGTCGGCGCCAGGACCTTGGCCAGCGGCCCGGCCCCGATATCGGCGCTGGCCGGCGGCAACATCATCGAGCGCGCGGCATCACCGGGCTGCGTTTCAGCAGCAGTGGCAGCGCGTGCGGGCACAGCGGCGGCCGGCATCACCGGAGCACCGCCACGGGCCATCACCAGCGACCCGGTCACTGGCGTCGCGAACGACTTGGCAATGTCGCCCAGTACCGGCGGGATGTCCTTGCCGGCATCGCTCATCATCAACGGGCCGGCCGCCGGCATCCGCTTCAGCGCGTCGGGCGTGCCAAACATCGACTTGCCGATAGCACCACCCAGCGCGTCACCGCCCTGGCTGCCGAGATACCCCCCAATCAATCCGCCGACAAAGGTGCCAATCACCGGCAACACCGCCGTACCGATCGCCGCCCCAGCGGCGGCGCCAGTCAACGTGCCCGCCAGCCCGCCCGCTGCCGCGCCGTAGCCCTCAGCCTTCTCGTCCTGCGTCTCGGCGTTCTGATAGGTGTCATAGGCCTTGTAACCGGCTTCAGCGACCGCGAGCACCGCCGCACCTTTGACCACAGCACCGACACCACCCCCACCACGCACGCCGCCGCCCTTGCCGCCCGCCCGGCCTTTTTTACCTTTCTTGCCTTCGCCACCGGCATCGAGGTCGCCGCCATCCAGCCCGCCGGCACCACCGGCCGGCATGTTGGTGACGATCACCTTTTGCGGGATGTTGGGATTGCCCATCAGCGAACCGCGCCCGATATTCATCAGGCCCTTTGCAATCTTGAAGCTGCTCATGGCGGTCTGAAAACCGATCACGGCCGCGACCGCCGCACCGATGCCGGTCACCAGCCGGGGCGACTCATCGGACAGTTTGGCGAGGCCTTGCGTGACGGAGGTCACCCCGTCGACCACTGCGTCAGTCACCGGCCGAAAGGCATCCCCGATGCCACGCATGGCGTCGTCGAGGCCCTGGACCATTTCCGCCTGTTTCTGCGCGGACGACTGCCGGCGCTCTTCAAGGTTCTTGTCCAGAATCCCCGTCGCACTGGCCGACTCGCTTTTCAACTTCGCGTACAGATCCTTGTTCTGCATGTATGCGGTCAAGGCGCCCTTGACCTGCATATCGGCGAACAGATCGCCGGTGCGCAAGGCTTGCTCCAGGGAGGCAATCATGGCCTTGGCTTTTTCCGGATCGGTCTCCTTGCTGATCTTGGCCGTGGCTTCCGCCATGGCGGCGGCCTTCTTCGGATCGGTCGCCGCGATGTACTTTTGCGCCAGCTCAAAGCTGGATTCCAGCGTGGACTTGCCGTTCTGCAGGCCGGTGTTCATCGAACCCTGATAATCGATCCCGGCCTTTTTGTAGGCCTCGACCGTGTCACCCGAACCGATCTTTTCCATCCAGTTCTTGAGGTTGTTCGCCGCCTCATCCGAGCCACCGGCGGTCTTCATTTGCACCTGAAGCATGGCGCCCAGTTGCGTCACCGAATCCATACCGGTGATGCCCAGCTTGCCCATGCCGGCCAGCAGCTCAGGGAACCAGCGCGCCATGTCGGCCGCCTCGAAGCTGCCCGCCTGCCCTTGGTAGGCGATCGCCTCCAGCGCCTTCTGCATCACCGCCGGGTCGGAAATCTTGGCGTTCTGCCCCAGGGCGTTGATCATGCGCGCCGTTTCGCCACCATCCGCGCCTTGGCCTACGGCGAACTTGGCCGCCGTTGGGGCGTATTGCAGGGCCTTGTCCAGCTCCATGCCGGCCCCCACCAGCGCGTTGACCACCTCGGCCACCTGATTGCGCGCCATGCCGGTGTCGCGCGACGTGTCGATCACCGTCTTCGACAACTGCGCTTCTTCGGGCTTGTTGGCAATGTTCGACTTGATCGCAATGTCACGAATGATCGCGCCATAGTCCGCGCTGACCTTCGCAGGGATCGCCAGCGCCGCCGTGCCGGCGACCGCTTGGCCGACACTGCTTCTCAGGCGCTGCTTGCCCTCATCGAGTTGATGGTGACCTTTGGCTTTCAGCTCGGCCTTGGCGGCCGCTTGCCCCATGGTGCTGTAAGCCTTGGCCAGATTGCGGACTTCAACGCCTTGCTTCTTCAGGCTGCTGAGATTACTTTCCAGCTGTTTCAGCAGCGCACCGGCGCCCTTCTCGCCCGCCATGTGTGCCTTGCGCCATTCATCGCGCAACCGCATGGTGTCGCCAATGGTCTTTTCCAGCACCCGGGCTTTTTTGCCTTCGGCTTCCAGGCGCTTGATGCGACTGGTGACATCCTTGAACGCGGAACCCACTGTAGAGCTGACCGCCCCGCCAATGACCAGGCCGAGCGCGAGTTTGTTCGCCATGTACTTGCCCTATACGTCGGGTCGATCAAACAGCGGCTCAATCCGTGAGCCACCAAACCATCTCATCAAAGGGCATGGCCGCAATCTCGGCAGCAGAGAAACCGGTCTCTTTCGCCAAGCGTTGGGCCGCCAGTTTGAGGGTGGTCGCGTTAAACGTCGTCTTCTTCGACCAGGCGAAAATAGCCCGCCGATAGGCGCTGATAGTCCTTGTATTTCAGGCTCAACAATTCCGCCTCGGTGAGCCCCAGCAGGCTGCTGAACAGCGACAATTCCTGTTTTTCATAGTCGCCATTGCCCGCCACCTTGGAGGCACGCCAATCCATGACGCTGGGCGCACGCATCATCAGCTTGTCGGTCAGGACACCGCTGATCAGGGTTGCGTATTTGAGCGTTACGGTAACGCCCTCATCGCTCAGCTTCAGCCAGCTCGGCAGTTCTTGGTCTTGGGTTACTTGAGTCATGTGCTTTTGTCCTTAGAGACCGAGGGCCGAGCGTTCAGCGGCAGCCTGGTCGACGCCGTCGACCACCATCACCATGTTGAGCGGGTCGATCTCGTACATGACCCGGCCGTCGATCTCCAGCTTGTAGTAGACGAGCTTGATCGCGTGCTTGATTTCAGCCTTGTCGGCCGGTTTCCAGTCACCCATGTCGACCTCTTTGATGCCGCCGCGCATGGTCACAATCACCGGCGTGACCGCACCCTTCAGGCCCTTGAAGGCGCCGCGAAACACGATGTTGCAAGCGGTCTGATCGGCCAGCCCGAAGTACTTCAGCGCCTCGCGACGCACGCCGTTGGTGGTAAACGCCGCTTCCAGCTTTTCCAGCCCCATGGCGATTTCGACCGGCGACAACATGCCGCCGCCCTGGTAGTCGTCAGTCTTTTGGGTCAGCTTGGGCAGCGACAGGGTCGGCACGTCGCCGGCGAAACTGATGCCGTCGACGAACGCGTTACAGTTGGAGAGAACTTGAGGAATCATTGAACGGCCCCCTTAGGCTGCTTCAAGAACTTCGGTCGCCCATTGATCGGTGACTTCGAAGAGGAAATTCGGGTTTTCCGCCGGCGGCACGTCGGTGAAACGAATGCGCCAGTAGACTTTGCCCTGCATGATTTGGCTGGCCGTGCTCATTTCGTCGTCCGCGTAGACCTCGAAATTGATCACCGCGCCCCGGTTCTTCTCGTCGCGCATGAACGCCTGAAGGCCTTCGGTCACGTCCTTGACATAGGTCTTGGTGATCGAGCGGTCGACCGCCCATTTGTGCCCGGCCTGGACCGCATCCATGAGGATGTCGCAAGTCCGCACGCGGGTGATGAACGCCCATTTCGGATCGCTGGACAGCGTGCGGTTGCCCCATAGACGGAAACCGCCGTCACGGATGATCGTGGTGATATTCGCGTTATTGAGCAGGTTGGCCCGGCAGGTAGCGTCGCCGTCCAGGTACTCGACCGGTCGGCTCGTGCCGGTGATGCCGACAAACTCCTTGTTCGATGGCGACGCCCAGTAGCCGTACTCGGCATCGGTCCAGGCGAACAGGCCCGCCGTCCAGGCCGAACCCGGCGCATCGACTGTCGCGCTCTCGATCGTGTCCCAGAACTGCACACCCGGATCGACGAGAAACAGGCGCTTACTGCCGAAGTTCAAGGCGTAGGCCATGGCGGCCTCATCGGTGGTATTCGGCCCGTCGATGATGGCGATCGCGCGCAACTTGCCGGCCAAGGCATCCATGGCGGTGGCCACGGCCTGCGTCGCCGAATGCACCGGCGCGATCAGCAGTTTGGGCTGGGCGTTGTGTTTGCTCTTGCCGTCCAGCAGCGCCTGAAGACCGGTACGCTGGCCATCGGCAAGCACGCCACCAATGATGGCCGACGTTTGCAGCGCGGCATCTTCGAGCTTGGGCACGCCGATAGCGACGATCACCGCCTTGGCCCGCACGTAGATCGCGGCTGCCGCTTTGGCGATGGCCGAACCCGCGCCGAACGCCGCGATGGCTTCGCGCTCAGAGGTGATCAGCTTCAGCTCGCCGGCCTTGGCCGTACCGCCGCCGAGGATGCCCGGGGTGAAGGTGTCGCACAGACCGATGATCGACGACGACGGCAGCGAAATAGTCCGCGCCCCGGTGTCGAGCAGCGTGGTCGTAACGCCGTGAAAAAAACTCATAAGGCAATCTCCAGAAACGAGAAAGCCCCGCATAAGCGAGGCTGTGAGGGATGTTCGTGTTACGCGTAACGGAATAGAAAACGCCCCGTCAGTGCGGGGCGTTTATTGGGATTGCCCGGCGACCCAAGCGGGCGGCACCGGACGGGAAGGCTCAGCGGGAAACTCCGCCTGTAGCGGCCAATCGCGCAGCGCCTGCATATAGCCCAGCAGCCCCACGAATTGCTCCGCCGTAAGCGTGGTCGGCCGGTCAAGATCCTGCTCGTCCCGGTGCCGGTCACGCAGCCATTGCACGCGCAAAATTTCGCCATCGCGCCAGCCTCTTTCGAGCGACGCCAAGCTTTCCGGGGGCGGATCGATCAAGATCGGCATCCCCTCCGCATCATGACCGCGAACCTTATCCGGCGCAGGGTTTGCGAGAACTTCCAGATAACGCTCTTCGGAAATTTCTTTGGCATCGCTCGGCATGGTCGTGTGCAGACCTTCAAGATAGGTCGTTTGTGTTGTCAGGCTATAGAACCGTTTCACTGATTACGCTCCGATGGCAATGATGCGTGAAGGGGTATTGATCGGCCCCCAGTTGTACAGATCTACCGCGACCGTCGAGACATTGCCGGCCACAATGTTCCCGGCGTTAGCGTTCCCCGCACTGCCACGCGGGACAGCAATGGCACACAGACACGCACTCGGAAAGGCGATTGGCCAATACACCGCCCCGGCCGTCCCCGGCGCCATCGCCGCGCCGCTTGTCCATTGGATAATGAGGCTGCCCAGCCAACTCGGAAACACGATATAGCCCTGACTGTTAAAGCTTGTCGCAAACCCTAATCGCAGTTTTTTGGGTGTCACAATCACAGTGTCATCAAGGCCCGCATTGACCACAGCCGAACTTCCCACCCTGGCCATGCCAAAAACGATCTCTGAGGCCTGAACAAACACGTTGGAGGCCATGTAGTTAATAAATTTTTTCGGCGTAACAATTGTCGCGTCGTCGGTACCGGTATTGGTCTGCACCTGCGTCGCGACTTTGGCAATGCCAGTGACCGCCTCGGTTGCCTGAATCACCAACGCCGCAATGCCGGCGGAAAACTTCTTGGGTGTCACGATCGTGGCGTCATCGACGCCTGAATTGGTCTGCGCTTGGGTCGCCACCTTGGCCCAGCCAAACACGCTTTCCGTGGCCTGCACGACCCGCTTGGCGATCGCCTGGAACACGCGCAAGGCCGTCATTGGCTTGGTGTTGTCCTGATCCGCCGCCGCCTCGGCTTCCGCTTGGGTGGCGGGATCAATTCCATAGCCGGCCAGCGTGGTCGGATTGGTGCCACCCACCACGCGACCGTATTTGTCGACGGTCACGCTGCGATACGTCCCGGCGTTAATGCCGGTGCGGCCGGCCGCCATTTCAAACACCAAATTCGACGCGCCCAGGACCACCGGTGCATCGGTCACCAGTTGCCAAACGCTGTCGCCGTTGACCGTGCCGCGCTCGACCTGCACCAACAACCCGGGCGTGACTTCCAGGCTGCTATCGGCATCCGCGCTGCGCGTCCACACGCCGGCCGCTGACACGCTGTACAGGCCGTTATCCTTGGCCGCTGCCTGATGTTTCACCAGCACCCGCGCACCGGCGGACAATGGCACCTCGTCAATCGTCTGCAGGCCGTTCAGCACTACGGGGCCGGTGGTCGCCACCAATACCGAGTGTTTAAAGTCCTGTTTACCCAGCTCTTCCAGCACCTTTAGATCGACGTACTCACGCGTCGCCAGCACCACACTGGGATCGATCTTGAGCTGAATGTTAGCCGTGCCGGTGGTGATGATGTGCATCCGCACCACCTGATTGCGGCCCGAGCCTTGCGCCAGTAACGGCTTGTAGCTGGGTGCGGCGTTGGCCACCGCTGAAAAGACACCGTCCTTGTCTTCCAGCGCCAACTCGCGAATCCACCAGCCGCCGACGTCCGGCGGCAATACCAGCTCGGCAATCAGAATGTTGTTGTCGGTCGATGAAACGCGTAGCTGATTGAGCTGAGCGCGATACACCTGATTGATCAGCCTTGTCTGTGAGGCATCCGGCACCGGATCGGCACCGTTCGCATCACCGATCAACATATAGCGCGGCTCCCACGGGATACCCAGCGCGTCGCAGTTGGTTTTCTTGGCGGCCCCCTGTGTCGTGAGCATGCCGCCGAAAAGAGAGTTTGCATTAACCATGGGGATACACGTCCATTTCGTCGAGAATGTAATTACTCACGCCGTGGTAGCCCTGAATCACCACGTCAACATCGGGGTTGTTCCAGGGATAAACATCGATCTCGTCGCCGTCATACACGGCGACACCGACATAGGCGTCTAAGCGGGTTTCCAGTGTGATATCGAGCCCGGTCAGGTGCCGGGTCACGGGCTTGGCGTCGTCAATCAGGCGCTCCAGCTCCTGATACATTTCTTCGGTGATACCGGTATCCAGAACCCCGACCTTCAGCGCGAAGGTGCCCGGCACGCCTTTGGGCACCGTGTTGAACCATTCGACGATTTCGATCAGGTAGCCCAGGGGCTCGACCACCCGGCGCAACGCGCCGATGGTCCCCTTGTGGGCATGGATGTAATACGACGCCTTGATGGCGGCGCGCTTGGTCGCTTCAGGCCAACGGTAATCCCAGCGATCGACCGACCACGCCCACGCCAGATGGGGCAGCAGATGCACCGGGCAGGTATCGGCGTTGTAGAGCGTGCGCAGCGGGACAATCGTGCGCTCGTAAAACGTCACCTCCAGGGCGCGCTCCAGTTGCGTGCTGTTGCTGGGCAGCAGACTTCTCATGTCGCCCCCGCCATCTTCACGCTGTAATCAAAGCAGTAAGCCGCCTGCGCCTTGGTCGGAGCCAGGTCGACCCAGCCGGGCAGCTCAACCCGGGAAACGCCGGCAACGTGCAACTGGGCGTCAATTGCGGACCGCGCCACTTCAACCCCCAACCGCTTGCGGGGGTTTATCCAGGCCGCCAGTCGCTTGATGGCCTCGGCCAAACTGGCATCCCCTTCAGGACCGGCGCTGCTCATGTGCAAAATGGCGTCGATGCGGTAGCGGATAATCTCCGCGCTCTGCACCGTCACCCAGTCGGTCAGCGGCCGCACATCCTCATCATTCAGTGCCGTGTCCACGACGGCCAACAGCTCAGGGCCGGCCTCGCCTTCTCCTTCCGAACTCAGCACCGTTACCGTAACGCAGCACGGGGCCGGGCTTTCCGCCGTGGCATCCGCCACCAGCCCCGACGCGTTACGTGAATGCAGGATGTAGCTGTTACGCGGGCCGGCCGTGGTCAACCCCTCAAAGGCCAACTGGATACGCTCGCGAAACGGATCGTCCTTTTCCTTGACCTCCGGTACCGGCGGCACCGCTGCCAGATCCTCGGCCTGAATCACCAGGCGCCTCAGATTGTAATTAGCCCCCAACTGATCGAGGTCGCTGCCAATGGCATGGGCCAGTAACAGCGCCTTGGCGCCGTCGTTGACCCGGGCGCGGTTCCCGACCTTAATGTAAGCCCCGACCTCGATCACCTTGGTGACCGGATCACTTTCCAGCGTCGCGGTCCAGTTGTTGCCCATGTAGCCGCGAAAGACGCCCAGCCCTTCCTCATAGGTCGCCTCAAAGTCCAGCGGCTCCAGCACATCCGGCGCCGGCAGGGCCGACAGATCCAGCAGGCTCATACGCTGACCTCCACAAGAAAGCTATCACCGAGGTAGTCGCCGGTAATGCTCAGATTGATTTGCCCGCCCAGTACCGACAGCACGCGCACGCGCTCCAGTTTCAGCCGCGGTTCCCAGCGCTCCAGGGCGCGGATGGCTTCCGCTTGCACGGAGCTTTTCCAACCCTCATTGACGGGCAAGTCCACGTAGGAGCGGACCTTGCTGCCGTACTCCGGCCGGTGCCGGCGGCTGCCCAGCGGCGTGCCCAGGACGTCACACATGGACTGGCGCAGATGCTCGATGCCGGAAATGGGCTGGCCGGTATGGCGATCCATTCCGATCATCTACATCACTCCTTCAGCGGCTCAAGCTCGGGGTGGGCCTTCAGGTACGCGACGGCCTGCTCATCGGAAACCGACACCTCGACAAGCCCCTTGGCCACCGACAGCGGGCGATCGCTGCCAGGAATGATCAGGGTGCGCGAGGTATACACCTTGTCGCGAAAGGTCAGCAGCAGATCCGCCGGCGACTGATCGGCGGCCGGCTGTTCGGTAGTCTTGGCCATGTTTTCTCCAGGCATAAAAAACCCGCACTGGGCGGGCCGTATAGGGTTGTTGATTAGTGCGTGTGATGGTTGTCGCTGGATCCTGCAGCGAGGATCGAGGCGCCACCGGTGATGTCTTGCGTTACGTGTAACGTGCCGGCAATTTCCACCGCTGCGACCAATTTGATCGAGGCCGATGTGACCGTCACCGAATCAGGCGTTAGCGCGGCCTCGGTGCCGCCCACTTTCACCGTTACGGCGTTATCCGTAACGGCGACTTCGGTGCTGCCGACCTTGATCGTCACCGTCCCGGTGGGCAACGTGATGGTGTAGGTCTTGGCCTGCCAGTCGTAGATCAGCGAGCCCCCATCATCAAAGCGCCAGACCTCCACATGATCGCGGTTGTCCGGCTGGGCCCCGGCATTGCCATACAGGCCCGGGATAAAGGTGCCCATGCCCGCCTGCCCGCTGGGGTTGAACAACACCCCTTGCTCGCCCAGGCTCGGCGCCCGCCAATGCCGCGCCTTGCCGGCCGCGAGGCTGTGCCAGCGTACCCAAGCGCTAGTCCATTCGCCATTGGACACCCGGACCATGGCTGCCGCCAGATCCACGCCGACCACCATGCAAGGCATCAGCATGGCGGCAATCATGCGGTCATGTTCCGCAACGGGGTAACTCACAGATCCTCCGGATGAACCGGCCCGTCACCCGGCTCTATGTCTAACACCCGCGAGCCCGGCGGCTCGTCCGGCCATGGCCATTCCTCAACGCCCAAATAAATCAGGTGGGTCCACTCAACGAGCCAGACCACGTATCCGTCGAGCTCCGGCTTGGTCCAGTCCTGTGTGGCCAGCACGAACTCGGCGGGCTCCACCGCCAAGCCCCAGGTTTGCAGGCGTAACAACACGGCCAGTTGCGCCGCCAGGTGCGCGGCCTGCTGGCAGTGCTTCGGGCGTATCGGATCAACGATGATCCGCGCTTCGAACCGGCAAATCAGGCTGGTCTCGCCGGTACCGATATCAACACCCGGTTCCATTTCCGCCATTTCAATGAACACCACCGGCAATGCGATGCGGTCCTTGATGTTGGGCCACGCCTTGACCGCTTTGATGCCGGACAGATTGCTCACCAGGTGCTGCTCGATCGCCTGATAAAGCTGGTCCAGGCTAAAAGGTTCGTCAGACATGGGCCGTCCCCTTCAGGTATTTCTGCAGCTCAAAGTTGAGCTCTTGGTGCAGGATCTCCAGCAGGCGCGCGTCGGCCCGTTTGACCCAGGTGTCGAAGTGCGGACGGGCTTGTTCCAGCGACACCTTCGCTTTGGCCAGCGGAAAGCGATCGCCGTTTTCCGCGACCCAACCCGAACTGGCGCCACCGCCTCCCGACACCGTGCTGTCGGGATAATCGTCCGCGTTAAAATGCTTGCTCGCGGTGCGGATCCAGATGTCGGGTTTGTTACCGTAGACCTTCTTGAGGAAAGCCCCTTGATACCGCCGCCCGGCCACCGACACACCGCTGCCGGACTGCCGTGCTCGCCCGATCCGGCTGGACTCGATTGCGTTGAGACCAAACCACAACTTGCCACTCGTGGCTCCACCGGACACCGGGTAACTGCGCAAACGCTGACGGACTGCCGCGACAGCGATGCGCTCCTGCCGGCTGACGGCTCGGGCAATGTGCGTGCGCAGCCAACCCAATGTCTTATTGATGGCTCGACGGTGCGCTGCAGCGGCTGCTTTCGGTACCAGCTTGGCGAAGTCCTGAAACGCTTTCAGGTCCGTAGCCGAGGACTGGATGGAGAGCATCCCGCCACCGGCTGACGGCTTGAAATAGCTGCCGACGCTCATGCGCGCATCCTCAGAATCAAGGCGACCAGACCGTCACCGCTGGGCTCCAGCTGCAGCAAGTCGTACTCGCCACCACCGTCCAACTCAGGCAGTTCGATGGTGACCAGCAAACCCTGCTCCAGTCCGTGCGAGTCGCTAACGCGAATCTCGAATCGAGGTTCGCGCAGGCCGGTGTTGAGCTTGCCGATCTTCGGCTGCAGCCAGGGCGCCGAGAACATGCCCAGCACCGACTCGTCCCGGCCTTCGATCCGCGCGGTGTCGCCCAGGGTCTCGAACACCACGGCGTCGACCTCAGCAATCAGATCGCGAAAGCTCATGGTCAGAGCTCCAACAGGATCTGCGCCAACGGTCGGGTGCACAGGTGCAACGGGTTGGATTGGGCTTCACCGGCCATGCCTTTATTGAACGGCATCGGCTCGATCTTGCTGTAGTACGGCACGCCTTCGGTGTTGACCGTTTCCATGTAATCCGCCGGGGCAAACACCGAGATGTAGAGGTCTGGCACGCCTTCGGGAATCAACAGCGCCTTGTCGTCGTGGATGAAGGTGACGCCCGCAATCTTGCCGCGATAGCGCTCCCAGACAATGCCGCCGAACTCGAAGCTTTCGCGGGCATCGCCACGCAACGCGGCCGCCTGCTGGCTGTTGAGGAATGTCTCCTTGACCGACTTGTGGACGATCAGTTTGTTCCAGAAATTCTTGCCACAGAGCCCCCGCGATCCGCTGCTGGTGATACTGCCCAGTGCATCCTCTTGCAGGTCCAACGCTTCGCCGCATTTGACACGCAGCTCGGTATCGGCACTGTTGAGGCCCATGGACATTTTCTTGCGGGTTACGCCGAAGGTTTTGTAGATGTCCAAAAGGACCGTCGAGCCATCGGCATCCAGAATCTGCCCGTTGAGCGCACCCATCCGTTGGAACTCGTGGGTGGCATCGAGCTGTCGACGCGCTTTGGCCAAGCGTTTATTGACCACGTCTTGGACAGCCTGCAACTCGGAACGTGTACCAAATGCACGGATGCCTTGAATCTCATCAGCCTTGATCGCAAAGCGCTGAGGCAGGTGCACGGTGTTGAACGGGATCAGGTTGCGTTTGGTGCCGCCGACCACTAAACCGGACGTGCCGCGCTCACCCGCCGGGACCAGTGCCAGGGTGTCGCCGTCCTTTTCAATCTGCACCGTCAGGGTGGTGATGCCCTCTTCCTGAAACAGGCCGAGGCTGCTGATGCGGCCCGGCAGGTATTCCTGTTCGTTGATGGCGGCGGTCAGCGAAGAGACCGAAAACGCGTCATCGTTAAAGATTTCAATGTCAGCCATGAAGCTATCTCCAGAAAGCAAAAAACCCGCACTCGGCGGGTTCGGTAATCAGGGGGATCGTCTTAGCGGACGATCAGGAAATGGGTGGCCAGCGCCTTTTCAGCGGCCGGATCCAGACCGGTGAGATGGGCTTCGCTGACCTCGGCCAAGCGCACCACGGCACGGCCGCGACGGACCACATCGGATTCGCCCAGTGGACCGTAGAGAATGGCGATAGCGTTTTCGCTGCCGTCTTCGGCGGTTGGGTTGTATGTGGCGAACTCACCGGTCAGGCTGACCAAACCGAGGATCTGCCCCGGCTCCAGCGCAGGGCCTGCCGCGACGTTGATGGCTTCGCGGGAAATGGTGCCGGCGGCTTCGGACAGGAGGAACTCGCCTGCATGCATCGGCTCTCGTTGAATCGTCATCGTCTTGCTCCTGTAGCAGATTGGGGTTTAGCGGTGCGCGCGGCTTGGCGCGCCGACCAGATCGAGGGTTGATCGATTTGCTTGGCCTGCACCTTCGGCGGTGGGTCTTCGTCCAGCGGCAGGCTGTTGTCGATTTCGAAGCCCTTGCCGCTGCCGACGATCTTGTCGAACAGACGCGCCCGGACTGCCGCTGCATCCAGACCGGCCGCGACGTACTCGGCACTGAACTCCGGCAAGCGCGCAGCCACACACAGGTCATTCACGGCTTTCGCGCGAGTCAGGCTGGCCTGGACGATCTCTTCGCTTTCAAGCTTGGTGGAGCTGAGCAACGGTGCGACCAGGTTGCTGATGCCCGCCTCTGCACAACGCTGGGTGATCATCAATGCCAACTTGGTAGCGTCGACTACGGTCGGTTCCGGTGGCGGGTTGTCTGGCTCTAACTCCAGATCCGGTTCAGGTGGCTCGTCGAGCTGGGCCAGCAGTTCGGCCGGGGCGTGTTGATAACGCTGCAGCACACCACCCTGACCGAGACAGGCCTTGACCTTGATTCCGTCACCGACTTCATCGGCCAGCCCTAAGGCCACGGCTTCGTTGGCGGTGAGCCAGGTTTCAGCGGCGACCAGTCGCCGCAACTCGACCTCATCAATCTCCGGCGCCTTCGCCTTGTAGGCCGCAATGATCGCTTCCATGGTTTGGTCGAGGACGTCGGCCACCTTGCGGAAGTCTTCGGCATCCCCGGCCGCATAGGTCCATGGGTTGTGAATCATCAGCATGGCGTTGGCGGCGATCACGACCTTGTGCGCGCCGCACACCGCCACACTGGCCGCACTGGCGGCCAGCGCATCTATGCGCCCGGTGCAGCGTTCACCCAGACGCGACAGCGCGTTGTGCATGGCCAACCCGTCAAACAGGTCGCCGCCGATGCTGTTGAACGCCGCGATCACCTGCGAGACGCCATCGTCCATGGCTCGCAGATCCTGCACGAACTGATTGGCCGTAATGCCCCAGGCGCCGATCTCACCGTAGACGAACACCTCAATGACACGTTCAGAGGCCTCGCCGTTGGCCTCCAGCGCGTACCAAGTCTTATCCTGCACCTGGAGTCGCTGACCCGCTCGGTTGTAAATGCGCGGTAGCGCTGATTTGCTCATGGTTGCTCCTTCTCGTCGAGCTGCTCGACGGCTTCGTGCGTGTTGTAGTTGAGGCCAAGGCGAACGGCCCGCTCGTTGTCTGCGGCGTTTTCCGCGTCGACCGTTTCCGCGTCGTAGCCGGTGCGCAGGACCATCTCGCTACGCGAGGCAAAGCCCGCCTGCACTTCCATCCGCCGGGCCTGTACGTCCTGCACCGGTTGGATGTAGGCCCAACCTTGTGGCACCCAACGTGTGCGCAGGTATTCGCGCCGACGCTGTGCGTAATCCCCCAGCACCAGGACACCTGACAAGACGGCCATGTCCATCCAGGCGGCCCGGACCGGGCGGCAAAGCTGGTGGACGTAAACGCCGAATTGCAGTTGCTCCAGGCGGCGCCTGAATTCGTTGAGCACCACGCGAAGCGCCCGATCGTTGACCTCGCGCATGTCGCCCGTGAGGATCTCGTAGGGCGTGCCCGTTCCCGCTGCAGCGGCCATCAGCTGCTGTCGCATGAAGTCCGGATAGTTGTTACCCGCGTCCGGCGGTTTGGAGAACTCGACCTCTTCACCTGGCCCCAGCTCCTGCATGGTGCCGGGCTCCAGCGCCACCATCGGCGTGAAGCCGTCACGATCAAGGCCCAACGGTTGGCCAGTGACCGGGTCTCTCGGAACGAGTCCAGAGTCGGGCGCTGGTCGACTGATGAAGCCGGCAAACAGGTTGGCCACCTCCTGGCGGAACAACACCGCATCGTCGTAATTGTCGAGACTGCGCAGGCGTTTCAGCACCGGCGACAATCGCGGCACGCCGCGCAGCTGGCCTGGTTCGACCGACTCAAAGATGTGCAGCACCTGAGCCGCTGGCACCCGCACCAACTGGTTGTAGCCAGCGTTCAGCGATGAGGCATCACGCGGGTGTGACAGGTACATCCAGTACGCCACCCGCTTACCGCCAGGAGTGAACTCGATCCCGGCGCGGATAATGTTGCCGTTCTTGGTTGTCTCGTATTTGTCGTGCGGGACGAACTCCGGCGCCAGCGCCTGAATCTGCAACGGGACTGCCAGGCCCTCGTCCAGACTGCGCGGCCGCAAGCGAACAAAACACTCGCCGGAGGTTTCGACCGTGCGGGCGATCAGTGCCTGCTGACCGTAGAAATCGGTGCGTTCATCGGCGTCCGATTCATCGACCCAGTCCTCCCACAATTCCTGCAGCAACTTGCGCAGGGCTTCGTCGTCGGTCTTGGGCCGTGGCGTGATGCCGGTGCCAATCAGGTTGCTGACCCGCTTGTCGATCACGTTGTAGGCATACGGGTCGTTGCGAACCGCCGCCCGTGAACGCGAACGCAGGTTACGCAGTGCCGGGGTGTTGATGCTGTTGATCCCGTTGTCGGGAGCATCCCAGCCAGTGGATCGGCGGCCCTCTCCAGCGCCTTCGTAACTGGCCTTGATGTTCGACGGCAGCAAGAATCCGTTACGGGTCAGCGTCGGATAGTGGCGGGCCATTAGACTCCTTTGCCTCCGTGGTACAGCCGAACCACGCGCGAGCGCGGCCCGGCAGCGCTGATCAGCGAGGAGCGGATTTCTTCACGAGCCTTGAGCAACTCATCGACGGTGCGGTACTCCACGGTGCGGTCGGTGTAGCGCACGGTTTTCTCACCGCGAGCGATGGCCGCCTCAACCGCGTCGAGGTGCTTCTGGGTAAATGACATATCAGCGTCTCTTCAGGTAACCGCTGGTGGAGCTGCGGCGTTGAGGTGGTGGTGCTGCGGGTCGCGATTGCACGACCGGAGCAGCGGGTTGCGGTGCCGGTTGTGGTGCGGCAACGGGTGATGCTGGCACCGGGTTACTGTCGCGTTCGCCTTGCACCGGCTTGATGCCCAACGCTTCGTCGAACAGTCCTGACTGCGCCAGCGCCTGACGCACCCGCTCCCAGTCGTGTTCCTTGTAGCGGTTAAGACCCAGGTAGTGCGCCATGGCCAGGCAGTACACCATCAGGTCGAGCGCTTCGTTACGCTCAGCCTTGCCCTTGACCCATTCGATGCGCTTGTGGCCCCGGATGTAGCGGGCAACCTTGCGCTCCGCGACGCACTGGTCGAAGAAGTCGTCTGGCAGGTCATTGGCAAAGTGCAATGCACCCGGCCCCGATTCGAACGGGTAACGGTTGTAGATCCAGTCCTTGGCCGTGTCGGTACCGACGAACCACAGCTCGGCACCATTGCGTTCGGTCTGGCCCTTCCAGGTCACGTCGACCATGGATGGGCGCTGAGCAATCACCGGCTTGCCGGGCTTGCTCGCGCCCTTGATAGCGAACACGTTGCGCCAGCGACGCACCCGGCAGAACTGGTAGACCTCATCGGTGTGATGACCACCAGAGTCGACGGCCACCGCGAGAATGCCCAGACCGACACCACAGGGATGGCGATATTTGGCCTTGAGTAATTCGTCCAGCGCGGTCCAGGTGCGCTCGTCGGCGGGATCACCCGACACCACCTGGTAGTCGATGACCCAGCGCTCCATGCCGACACCCCAGCCCATCGCCATGAACTCCAGGCGGTTGGCCTGAACGTCGACGGCACCGGTGATCATCAGCACCGCTGCCGGCATCGAGCCGAGGGTGAAGGCTTCCAACCTCGCCCGTTGTCTCAGCACATCAGCTTTGGTTTGCTCCTGAGCGGCGTCCCAGACCTTCGCCAGTCGGGTGTTGTAGAACACCTGCATCGGCTCCAGATCGCCTTTGGCCTGGGCCTTCTTGGCCTTTTCGAATTGCTTGGCCAGGGACTTCCAGTCCATCCAGCCCAGTGGCGAGTACAGCGCGTTAAGGTGAAAGCCTACTGTCTCGCCGTCGCCCTCGGCATGGGCACGCCATTCGCCGTTAGCGAGCATCTCGCCCTTGTGGTACTCCTCGATCAGTACGTCACAATCCATCCCGGACGCCGCACACTTGTAATGCACTACGCTGAAGTCGGCCGAGTAGAGAAGGTTTTCCCACTCAAGCACCTGCATGTGACCACAATACGGGCATGGCACGTAGTAGTGACGCTGGTCGCTGCCGTCGAACAGGTCGGAGATCCGCGAGGCGCCCTTGATCGTCGGCGAGCTGGAGAAGTAGAACTTCGCGTTGCGACCAAAGGTGCTGCCCCGGGTTTCCGCCAGCTCGATGGGATCGCCCTCCTCGCCAATGTCCACTTCCCAACGATCGATCTCGTCGCCGTACACGTAGCGCGCCGACAGCTCCGACAGGTTGGCTGCCGAGCCGGCAGTGGTGACGTACAACGTCCCACCCTCGAACTCCTTGGTGTCCATGGTGTTACGTGAATCCCGCGAACGGTTCGCCGCCACGCGCTCCCGTAAAACGGGTGTGGCCTTGATCGTTTTGCCGATCCGCGCGGACACCCGCTTGGCCAGGCCGAGGCTTGGCAACAGCGCCAGGATGTTCGATGGCGCCATGTGCATCAGGCCGCCGATCCAGTTCAAGCCGATCTGGGTTTTCATCAGCTGCGACGCGACCATGGTGATCACGCGCTTGCAAGGGTGAGCCGGCGACAGACAACGCATGGGCTCGCGGGCATACGGCGTGCGCGAGGTGCGGTACTGGCCCGGTTCAGCGGCACCGGTGTCACGCGGAATGCGCATGTACTCATCGGCCCACTGATCGATCCAGACATCCGGGTCGGGCCGTAGCCCACGGAAATACGCCTCGCGGTACACCTCTGCACCGTCAGGAATTTCCGTGGGCATGGGCTTAACTCGTGGTCAGTGCGTGTTCAAGGTCCGCTGAAGACATGCGTTCGGCGTCTTCCAGCGAGCGACGGATCGCCGCCGTGAGGTGCTTTTCGATTTCCCAAGGGTCGGTCATGGAGGCCAGTTCGGGAGCCAGCTGCGGCGGCATGCCCAGCAGTTGATCGCGCAGCATCCGGCCGGCGTTGTAGGCACCGGTCTGGACCGCCGACATCGCGACCAGCGAGCCCTTGGCCTTGTGCAATTCAATCTCGGCGAGCTGGGCCAGGTTGTGTTCGCGCAGTGCCCGAGCCTTCTGGAAGTCGGGTAGCTGTCCCGCAGGGGTGATCGCGGGCGGCGGCGCAGCCATTGAAGTCGGCTCGACCTGGCTGGATAGCTGGCTGTACACGTCACGTTGAAGCCGGTCTTGGTGGTGACGATCGGCGACGGCAGTCTTGCTGGGGTCAGCGGTGTCGCGAATCAACGCTTCGCTGGCCAGCACGTCGACCTGTTTGCCATCGGCGGTCAGCACCAGACGGTTGTTGTTTTTCAACCAGGTGATGTAGCTGGGTGCCCTGCCGATCCGAGCCGCGAAGGCGCTCTTTGACAGGTACATTGGTTCTGTCATAAGCCCTCCTTTTCAACGGCTTTTCAATGGAAACCTTTCAATTTCAATGGATTGAATTTCAGTAAGCTGGCAACCCTGCCGCTAACACTTTCCCGCGGGTTTCCGACCCCGTGTCCTCCGAATCCCCCCAGGGTCCCCGGCGATTTTCGGCGCCCGGGAACGGTGCATCACCCCTGTTCGCCGCCTGCCGGCGGCACCTCGCTGACGCCCAGCCGCTTGGCAGCCCAACGTTCGTAGAGGCCGATGGCAACATCGGCGCCGGCCATCGCGGTCAGACAGCCCAAGCTGCCCGCCGTCCAGATCGACATACCTGCGGCAATCATCAGCATCATCGCCGACACGCCGCAGACAATACAGGCACCGGACCGCAGCGCCAGTCGCCGCAACAATGCCCAGCCCCGCGCCCCATCCTTATCGGCTCGCCACATTTCCCCCGATACACCGCCGACCAAGGCCAGGACGATCACTAACCAAATCGGCATCTCTGCCAGCGCTTGCTGCTCGTTTGTCATCGCCTACCCCATAAACGCAAAAACCCGGCTCAATGGCCGGGTTTGGTGGTGTGGTGCCTGCCGCTCTCTGCGGTCGCACCTATCGAAGATGACTACTTTTTACAGGTGGATTTTACTGGCAGCAACCCCAGTTTAATGCCACCCGGTGAATATGTGGGTAACGCAGGGTGAACGCCTAGGCAATGTCGGTGAATACACCACCTCGGCTATCGGTTGCTGTTGTGCTGTCCCATCTGTCCCACCTTTCAGAATCAAAGTGGGACGCCTGAGAGCGCCTAAATTCGGGGCTTTGCCCCACTGTCCTACTTTTCTATCTTCTTTCTCGTGTAAAGGAAGGAATTCAATAACACGCGTGCGCGCCACGGGCGCGTGCTGGTGTCCGCTGTACTCACATGGGCGGGGCGCTCCAGCAGGCGGGACAGTGGGACAGCCCAACAATGACGCGGCCCGCGCTTGTCCCACCACGTTAAAACGCAGTGGGACAAGGCGGGCCAGTGGGACAACGACAACCGGAGTTGTGCCTGGGGTCACGCAGCCTTCCCCATCAGCATGCCTTCAATGTTCACATGGGCCTCATGCAAACGCAGATAGTAAGTGCGCACACTGCAGGCGCAATGCAGCAGCTTCTGCCGCATGAAGCTTTCGTGGTTGCAGTAATGCTCCCTCACCACCTGTGCCAGGCGAGGCTCCAAGTGTTTGTTCACGATCAGCTCGATATCCGCCGATTCATCCAGCAGCACCCGACTGCCGCGAGTCCCGCGAATCAGTTCCCCTTTGCATTCCATCAACATGGCAATCATGTTGCCACCGCCCAATTCCGAACCGCCCTCATGTTGACTGTACAAGTCCTCAGCCCACAGTTTGAGCATCTCATCGATTCGCTTAATCAAAGCAAGGCTCCTCGAACGCTTCCCGCTGCAACGCCGAGGCACCACCCCAACCTGCCGGTTTCTTGTACGCCCAAGGCCGCTGCCCACTTTTTGCCAACGCCGGCATGCGGGTACGCCGCCAGCCAAGCCGGTGCATGATAGCCCCGACCCGCATCTGTTCGGGTTTACCCCAGTGCCCGGCGTCAAGTTTCAACGGGCCGGATAGCACTTCGCTGCCAGTGGTGGTTTCGCCGATCTGCGACTCCTCCAACCAGGTCAGGATTGGCCCTTCCCATTCGTCCACCACAAAACGCTCATCCTGCGCCTCGGCGAACATTGGGGCCTCATCAGGGGTCACCCACCAGATGTCACCCGCCGCATAGCAAAACATCGCCTCAGCCCAGAGCTGGTCGCGGATCTCGCGCAGTTTCTCCAGATCAACCTTGGTACAGGCGACCGGCCAATAACGCCGGTTGCCAGTGGCGTCCTTGAGGTACTCGTCCTGGTTGGTCGTGCCGACGAACACACACTGACGTGGCACATCGTTCGTTCTGCGGCCGTAGCTCTCGCGGTAGGTATCGGTAGACGCCGAGAAGAACTGCTTAGCCTTGGTACTCTCGGCCTTGTTGAAGCTATCCAGCTCGCCCAGTTCGACAATCCACTTGCCACGAATCGCCTGAAACCCATCCTTGTCGCCCAGGGCAAAAGGCGTGTCCATAAACCACTCGCCGCCGAGAATGCTCATCGCTGTCGACTTACCAGCACCCTGGGCGCCCTCGAGGATCATCACCGAGTCAGCCTTGCAGCCGGGCTTCATCACCCTCCCCACTGCCGACAGCATCCAGCGCTTGCCGACCTTGGCCGAGTAGTCACTGGCCTGCACGCCCATCACATCGGTCAGCCAGCTTTCCAGTCGAGGCACCCGATCCCATTCAAGTTTGTTCAGGTACTCCCGCACTGGATGAAATGCATGGTCATGGGCGACGACGCTCACCGCCTCGATCACTTGGGTCGACTTCACCCGCAGATTGTATTGCTGCGCGAGCCACTTCATCACCCGGACGTCGTCGATGTCAGCCCAGTCCCCAGTGCCGCCACCATAAGGCGCAGACCGCAGCTTGACGATCTTGGAACTGAAGGCGCTGTAGCTGATGGCCCCGGCCCAACGTTCGTCGTTTCCGAGGATCAGTTCGACGTTCTGCATGTGTGCGATCAAGGCGCCGTTTTCAGTGCGGGCCAACTGATCTTTCCAGCCCCCCGCAGCCGGTGGCTTGACCACTGCCAGCACCTGACGCCGGACCGCCTCCAGGCCTTCGGCAACATGCAGGTCGTTGAAGTCGGTCCACTTGTCTTCCCGCTCACCAGAGAAGATGGGCGCAACAACCTGACCGCCAACGATCAATGCGGCGTTGTTCGCCTTTTCTTCACCGGGGTTCCAAGACGTGCCATTAGGGCGCTTGGTCTTCCAGTCATCGTCGCGGCAGACGATCAATGGGCAACCCGGAAAGCGCTCGCGCATGGCCTTGCAGACCACCAGCAAGTTGCCCGCGTCGAATGCGATGGCCACGGTCAGCGAGGTCGCCATGTGTAGGCTTGCGCCGGTGGCGTAGCCCTCACATACCAGCACCGGCTCGCCCGGTTCAGGGTGAGGTCCGACCAGGTGAAAGGCGCCCTCTTTCGACATGCCGTAGGGCCAGTAGGATTTGTCCCTACCGGTGTCTTCCTGCTTGGTAGGAAACACCACCTGCAGGCCGACGATCTGGTCCCGCACGTTGCACATAGGCACCAAAAACGCGCCCGTGCGCGGCGCGTAACGAACACCAAAACCGACGATTTGCTTGCGAGCCAGATAATCGCTGCGGCCCTTCTCGGGCATGCGCTTGAACAAACCCGCCGCCCGGTTTGCCGCTCGACGTGCTGCGTTGGCCGCGATCTCGGCGGCGCGGCGCTTGGCGTCTTCCTGCCGAGCGCGCATGACCTCACGCTCTTCGGGGGACATCCGCCCGGCCTTGACCTTGATCTTCTGAGACTCGCCCGAACGCCAGTCACCGAAACTGCCGAAGATCAGCGTTTCGTTTTTTTCGGTCCGATGTTCATGGACGACGTACCAACCGTTTTTTTCCTTGCCCTTGTCCTGCGAAGTCTTGCACCGGGTCAGCTTGCCGAAAGTCAGCGGCTGCTCAGGCTCAAGGCCATAGTCTGCGAATTGCCCCAAAACCTCATCGAGCATACCGGGCCTCCCGCGATTCTTCGATGGATTGGCAGCTCACGCACTGCGTGCAACCCGCTTGAGCCAACCGGCGAGACTCCGGAATCGGATCATCACAACTCTCGCAGAACAGAAACGAATGCACCGCCAAAGCGGGCTTGGCGGCGTTACGACGGGCAGCCAGGGCTTGATCAAGACGCTCCTGGACCAGGTCATTGGCAAAGTCGACGATATCAACCACGGTCAATACCTCGCGTTGTCTGATTGACATAGGTGGCGCGATTGAACATCCCCAGCAGCCCCTGAATACCGCGAAACACCTGCAGGCGGATCGCGGCCAGTTCGTGGTCACTGACCACGCCGTCACCGATGCTCTTGGCCCATGTATCAGCCAAGTCAGCTACTTGCCGAAAGTACTCAGCAATGCCGGTGGTCAAGGTTTCAGGCATGTCGTTGGTGTACGCCTCAGCCAATTCTTGCCAAGTCGTATCCCCTACCAACGCGTGCACCGCATCCAGAATGCGGCGGTCCTTGGTCAGCTCCAGAATCTCGCCAAATTCCTGAATATTGACCGTATGGCTGGGGTGCGTTGGAGACAGCTTGTGCTGCAGCGTGGTGGCGTTTCTGCCGGTGGTGGCGGCAATTGCAGCGGCGCCGCCGGGATAGTCCCGAGCAGCATGGTAAAGCGCTAGATCAAGCGGCAGGATTTCCCGCTGCGCCCGTTCTATAGAACTCAGAGCGATTCGGCTCATGGCATTAATCCTTGTAAGTTGCCAGTGCCGCGCGACATGCAGTGGTGTTACATTTGCCGCGTGGCTTGAAAGGGCCCAAAAGCCGGCTAGATCTTCAGGATCGATACCGGCACCGTGCCGAGGTGAACGATCCGTCGTTCACCTCTGGCGCAACAGCTGCCCAATCTGTGGTGGAAAAGGCAGCAACACCAAGGCATCCGTGCCTTGGAAAGCGCGATAAAGGGAGACGGTTTAGCATGTGGTGTGCCCGCCTATCTTTATCGCGACCCGACAGCGCTGTGGTGGTGCGTGCCGGGAGGAACTAGGCGACCTTGGGGTCGCCTTTTTTCTAACTAATCTATGCAGCGGCTTTCTGCGGCGCAGATGCATTCAGCAACCAGGCGGCCTCAAAGGAGTTGCCATTCTGCTTTGCAGCCGATGCCAAGAGCACAGCGTATTTGGTTTCACCGGTGTAGTCGGTACGCGGCAAACAGGCTGCCTGACGCCATTTGTTCAGCGCCTGATAGCTCCTATCGCAAACCTTAGCGGCGGCCCCGATGCCGCCAACTGCTTCAAACGCGAACGCAATGGCGTTCGGAAAATCTGCGGGGTCCAACATGGCAACCTCCATTTATCAACTCGACGTTGATATTAAACATCAACTGACTATTGCGCAAGCTCCGTGGCACTCTCAACCCATGGTTGATAAAAATGCACTACGCGCCGCTTTCAGTGCGCGCCTACACGAAGCCCTCGACGATGCCGGCGTACGCAGCAGGGGTCGAGGTGTGGACATTCAACGTCAGTTGAAAAATTGGAGAGTCGATAAGACGACCCAGGCTATTAGCAAGTGGCTGAACGGCGAGGCAATTCCCGAGGCGGACAGCATGACTGCACTCTGCTTCTGGCTTCAAGTGCGCCGGGAATGGTTGGAGTATGGCGTGCTGCCTAAAGAGCAAAAGATCATTCATGCCAATTTGCATCGGCACATTGGTGGCAAACAGAGCAATATTAGTGAAGTAACGCAACGCTTCGACAAGGTTCCACTTATTTCTTGGGTTCAAGCTGGCGCCTGGTGCGAGGCAATCTCAAATTTTGAACCTTACGATGCGGACACCTGGCTCTCCTGCCCAGTGCCTATTAGCTCGAACGGTTACGCACTCAAAGTTATGGGCGATTCGATGACAAACCCAGGACCTGGCCGTAGTTACCCTACGGGCTGCATTATCTTTGTCGATCCCGAAGCAGAAACCAAAACTGGCGATAGAGTTATTGCCAGAGTTCCTCGCACGAATGAAGCCACGTTCAAGATTTTAGTCGAAGATGCGGGACGTCAGTTTTTAAGGCCTATCAATCCGCAATATCCAATTATTGAAATTACAGAAGAAACGCACATTTGCGGAAAAGTAGTTGGCTCCTTTATTCCTGAATAAGCAGCATTCGCTCCAAACTATGGAATAGATCCATCTTGAAAAACTGGATCTTTTTCCAAGCGCGCCTTGACCACTTCCGGACAAAGTTTTCTACTTTTATCCAAATAATCCACCTCCAAACCATCCCCTAATGTTTTGTGAATCCTCGCAATATTATAAAGCACAACAGACTCGGATGACGGCGCCATAGAAATCAAATCTAATAAATTTTTTAGAACAAGCAACATTCGATTCCTAACCCCTACATCCGCATTAATCACTTCGGCTGAAAGAATATCGGATTCAACCCAATATTTACGCCTACTTCCATAAACAGAGTACTCTTTTGCCTTCTCGAAAAAGCCATACATAGCTAATAATGAGGCCAAAATTTCTCGTTGATTGCCAGAACCAAATTTCGCCCTACCTGTTAACCGAGCAACTATAAAATAAATAACACGACTTGTTTTTTTATTAGTTACAAGGAATGCCAACACCCCAGCATAAGCAGCAATCAATGCAATAATCATTGTCGGCACATTTTCCTTTTGTGCACCACCTACTTTCTCACCTTTAATTCCTTTAGCCCTTAGCGATATAAGAGGCTCTACAGTTTGCCCTGACTTACCTTTAACCAACGCTGAAATATTCAGCCCTTCTTTAGGATTAAAATTCTCGGCTGTCACAACAATAGAGTTGTCACCTATATTTTTTGTACTTTTAATTGAACCATCGATATCCACTATAGCTTTTTCAATTATCGACTGTGGAAAGGTCACAGAAAGATATACATCCTCAGCAGCTTTGTCTCCGGAATTAACAATCTCAAATTGTTGAATAAACACCCTATCAACACTATCTTCGAAAGAAATGCTTTTAACGTAGTTATAGGTCAACTTAGGCTCTTTATTTTGCACCCAAAACAAAGCCGCTCCCGTACCAATAGTTACTACCCCAGTCACTATTCCATTAATAACTATTGTCTTCCAACTCATATCACGCTCCTACCAAAAACCCATCACCCATTATAATTTAATCGCGCAAATACATTTTTCTTTACAGCTTAATAGCTCGTCTAAAACATCATCATTCGAGGTTGCATCTAGGCAGGATAATACATTTCCAGTTATAGGGTGCCCCAAGACAGAAAGGAAAAAAATCAACCAAAAAAGGTTGACCAAAATCAACCACTGGTTGATATTTGCCTCACTCTTCCACCACAGAGCGAGGTAACACCATGCACACCACAGCCACCCTGCACGTCCATCCGGCCGCCGCTGACCCGCTCCGCATCTTCGAGATTCGACGCCTAGCCCGCGAATACGGCTGCGTGTTCGCTCCCACCAAACCAAAGCTGAAAGCCCGCGCGACTCCTGCTCCGTTCGATCCGAATGGCGGAGGGTATACAGCATGAGCAAATACAAGCTAGATAACCGCACCCTGCTGCTGCTCAACGCCCAGGTTAATCTGACTGAGACCTTCAACCACGTTGTACGGTCGAAACCCAAGCGCGACGCCTTGGCGTTTCGCCTGAAAGTTGAGCGCAACACATCCGACACACTCTTCACCGTTGAACTGGGCAACGAACGCCACACGCTGACCTTGAAGAACGAAAAAACGATGCACCTCAAGCTGGCCGACTTCATTGAAGAGATCGTCAACGGCCCATTCGACCCCAGCAATTCAGCCGATTTGCTGAACCTCCCGCATGCAAGCCGCCAATACGCCCGGTTTGATGCCGAGAACAAGCAGCGAGTGTTCGAGCTTGTGAGTACCGGCGGCGTACTGAGCCTCAACATGGGGTTCGAGCTCCCCCTCCATGTCGCCATCCATCGCACCCAAACACGCACTGGCGTCACCACGATCATGAGCATCGGCGTGAAGCGCCCGCGCACAAAATGCTTCACCGTCTGCGGTACCGATGTCGAGATCTACGAAAAAGTAGTCGAGTCCATTAACCACTTGGCTGCCGTGGCGACTCCCGCCGCGCATGCAGCTTAAGGAGGCGCTATGGAACGCACGCTTGCTCAAGCCGCAAAACACCTGGGCCTGACCCGGCCCAAGCTAATCGGCCTGATGCGGGAAAAGGGTCTGCTCAATGAGCGGAACCTGCCCAGCTATCCGACCCGTGATCGCGAATACCTGCGGAGCAAGGACAGCAACTGGTACCACGACCCGCTTGGCATGCAGTACAGCCAGTCAACCCGAATCAAGCAGCCTGGCATTCGCTGGCTGGCCGAGCAACTGGGGCTGAACCTACCTGAAATCCCGATAGATAACCGTGACGTGGCCTAGGGAGTACGCCCGCCAGATCGTCGCCATGCGCACACGCGAGGAGCGCAATGCCGCGCTCCTCGAAGTGCCGGAGCATCTGCGGGAGCTGACCAAACGCCACTGCCTGAACGCCTGGAACCATCCGGCAAGAACACAACGCAAGGAGGCTGCGCAAGCCAATGACTAATGCAGGTCAAACCCCACTCCGACTGCTGCCCGCACCAGAATCGGCCACCGTAGAACTGCTCTACCGCACTTTCGGCGACGTGCTGATCCCGCTGGAAAAAGTGCGCGAGCAGTACTTCCGCAATCTCAACGAACAATCGTTTGTGGCGGAGATCAACAGCGGCCGGATCCAGCTACCCATCACCACGCTGGACACCAGCCGCAAGGCGCCGAAGTACGCCCACATCCGGCATGTCGCCTCACTGATCGATATCCGCGCCTACAAGGCGGATGAAGAGATGTTACGACCGCAGGACGAACCAATCGAGTAACACCCACAACCCAATGGCTGCCACCACCAGCCTAAGACAACACCAGGAGCACACCACATGAACATGACCGCAATTCAAATCTACGCATTGATCGGACTCATCATCGCCGTTGGCCTTCTTTTCTGGTTTGGCTACAAGATGGGTCGTAGCGATGGCTTGACCATCGGCATCACTGAAGGCCAGAGCATCGAGCGAGCAGACAGTACCGAGAGACTCCACGAATTGAACTTGCGCCTTGAGCAAGCCCGCCAGCACCACCAGCAACTCTGGGACCACTACACGCTTGCATTAGCCGCATCCAAACTCGGCGAACCTGACCGCCAGATCCTACTGGATATCGCCGAAAAACTCAGAATTGCCGCCGAGACATTCAGCGCATTCCGCACCGGCAAAAAGCTCAAACGCGACACGCTCATCCTCCGTGATCAAGCGCTTGCCATGGCTGCCCTGCTGGAACCAGTAGCGCAGGAGGAAGCGGCATGAACACTCTGTTTCTACTGATGGCTCAATACGATGGGAAAGCTGTAATCCCTCTAGATCGAGTGTGTGCGGATTATATGAATCTAACGGTTGAGAAATTCAAAAACAAATGTCTTCACGGCGAAATTGAAATCCCAATCGTTCGAACAGGTGCAAATAGTCAAAAGGCTGCTCTAGGGGTTCATATAAATGACTTAGCAACATACATTGACAAGCAGCGTGAGAAAGCAACAAAGGAGTTAGATAAGTTAATAGGACGGTGAGTGCAGGTGAAAACTTCTCTCCACCTGCCAAGCACTAACATTATTAGATCCTACAACCTTCGCTACAGTACCAATCACTAGAAGCTAGCGCCTGATACAATGCCGTTTTCCACGAGTTTTTATGCTTCTGGAACTCGGCATTACTTCGCCTTAGCAACTGCCTTCTCACCTCTTGATCATCTAAATACTCTATCGATTCAGAAAAAGAGTCAGAAATCGAAGAAATCTCGTCCGCGGCCTCAATAGAAAACCTCTTAGCCAGTTTAAAATCCTCAAAATGCTTTAAAGCTCTCTGTTTTGATTCTTCAAGCCAAGTCAAAGGCGGACTAACAAAATAAGTGATAGAAGGAGGGTGTGACTCCTCTACTTTCGCATATAGCCACTGACTCTCAACAAAAATAGCACTATCATAATAAGGATGAATTGATTGCTCATTCGCAACAGCAGCAACATCGGCCGACTTTCCAGTATTACAATCTTTGCATGATGGTACTAAATTGGCCGCTAGAATCGAAAAAAAAGGATATTTTGACTTCGGCAAGTAATGATCCAAAGTCGAAGCCTGACCAAAGCCACAATAAGGGCATTTACCGTGAGGGGCCATGCCAATCAAAAGATCGTAATATATGCGCGCTGGCTTATCTTGCGGAACCATATATTGAGAATACATACTTTTCAGCTGCTTCTTGGTAATCCCATCCAGAATTACATCTTCATTTCGCGCCGTATTCTGGGGCAACTGATACAAGCAACTCATACCAGCTTTTAAATCGTATAAATCTGCGTGAGCACTAACCGCTGGCGAAATCACTTGAAGCGACGCAACCAACCCAGCATCGCCGACACCAGCTAAACATTTATCATACACTTCAGCAATAGTAAAAGCTGGCTTTAATAGGGTTCTCATTCTAGAACCCCTTCTGAGATTTTCGTGAAGCTAAAAGCGCTCTAAGAACACTTTCAGCTTCAAAGCCTAGCTGTTCATTGTATTCTGACAAAATCTGATCAAACGACTTCCCCTCGTCAACTGCCTGCTCTAAAAGTTCATGAAAGCCCGATTTATTTACTTCCAGCCCAAAAATCTCACGAGTTAGTACCCCCACATTCTCACCGAAAGTTTCATTTTCCGGTCGGTCACAGTTCGCAACCAATCTTGTTCGACGAAGCTTCCAAACGCATGAGCAAGGAACTTCTTGCAAAACAACAGGTGAGTGCGTTGCAATAATTGCAACTCCATTCCTGCTGACCAATAGCTCAGATAACGCTCGGATAAAAGCGGACAGTAGTGGCGGATGAAGATGGCTTTCTGGTTCATCCAAAAGCACTAAAGTCCGCTCCTCAACTGTCTCTACCAACTTCGTAATCGTGAGTAAAACAACTGAATGCCCTGAACTCATACGTTTAAAATGCGAACAGGCCTTCTCTTTAAACTCCTCAAAGGTCGGTGCCTGGAACAGACGAGCCAATTCCATCTCCGCAAAATTTACGTCCGATTCCAATTTTTTTATTGCCGAGAACCAGAGCTCAGACTTTCCTTCAAGACTGGCGATAACACTTAGACTATCTACGAAGTCATTGGCAAGATCGGTCTTTTGTTTTGTTTGATACTCCTCACCCTGCGGGGTATTCACCAACTGTTTCAAACCGATATAGTTATAGGCAACATCGATCCCTGCTGCACCCGGAGCTCTATTACGGGGAGGAACAAAAATATCGAACGCACTAAAAGACACTGAAGTAACACTACTAAAATACAGATTCGCTATCGGAACGATAAAGTTTGGATCAGCTAAATCATAAAAAGCCCCCGACGAAACTCTATCATCTTGAGTACCAACAATGGCTAAAACCATATTATTGAGCAGCGTTGTCTTACCTACTCCGTTTCGCCCGATAAGAACATGAATATTTGTCGACGGCTTGGACCCAGGTCGAACCTGAAAATCTAACCGAAGGCCAGACCCTGGAGTGTATCCAGCGGTTGTATAAGTAAAGTCAAAACTGGTTATCAGCGCCCCACCGGAAAGCAGCCGAGAATACTGATCTTCAATAACAGATAGACTCACCGTTCGCGTCAGAGAGGACTTAAATACTTCCTCTTTCAACGCGACACGGTATCGCTCTTTTGACTTAACTACATCCCCCAAGCCGAGAAGGATCTGTGCCCGCAGCTCCGGACTGAACAACTCATACAAATTTTGATAGTATTCTGCATCCTGCCCCAAAGAAAAATAGTTATCCGGGCAAGAATCAAAAGCAGAAGGCATCGTTGCCGATGTCCACCCTCCTACTTGATTGGAATGGCCGATTTTGACGTCACCGACATGAATAAGCTCACCATCCTCGTCAAACACCATCAATGCGAACAGTGTTTTATAACCGAAGTCATCCCAGTTATTTTCCACTAGATAAGCTTGACATTTCCCTTCTGCTGGAACGAATCCAGAGCGCTCGATTTTATTGAACATCAGCTTCAT